GCTGAAGTAGAGATAACTGTTATATCTTATGGCGATGTGGGGATCATACAGCCCGAAGCATTTGCTGCAATGAAAGATGCAAAATCATCTTAGTTTTTTCATAGGTTAGTTTAGAGTAAAAGCGGCCGTTTAAGGGCGGCCGCTTTTTAAAACAAAAATCATGGGAAATAAATTCATAAAAGTACTCTGGCTGAAACCGCACTATAAATATGCATACAACAAGGGAGATAATGGAGTAGTTGATGCGGATCTTGCTCCCGGCCTGATGGCAGAAGGTTTTATACTGCCTGTGCCCGATACAGAAGTGGAGAAAGATAATCCGCTCCCTCACGATCTTCCTGCCCGTACAATCCTTTTTAATTCCGGATTTGAAACCCTTGCAGCAATAAAGGAAGCAGGCGATTCACTCCTCGATGCAGGCATAAGTAAAGGAACACTGACAAAGGTAAAAGCGTATCTGGCTAAGTAGTCATGGATATAAAGTACAAAGTTAAAACGGCTCCGACCATTCACCCGGTCACCCTGGCACAGCTCAAGGCAAACCTCCATATCATTGATACGGATACGAACCGCGATGCATATCTCCAGGAGCTTCTTTATGCTGCCGAAGATTGGGCTCAGGCCCGGATCGGAAGGCAGATATGCCGTGCAACTTATACTGCATACCTCAGTGACTGGCCTTCAGACGATGACCTGGTAATACACTTCGGACCGGTTGAATCTATCACCTCAGTGAAGTATTACGCATCGGGTGCAGTGGTATTATCAACGCTCAGTTCAACACTGTACCAGCTCGATAATGTTGAGTTTAGTGCAATACTCAGGTTCATTGAAAAGCCTTCAATAAATACCGACAGGCTTAACCCGATAGAGATTGAACTGCTTAACGGCTGGGCAACTGCCGATGCTGTACCTCGTAAGATAAGAGATGCAATAATTCTTTATGCTTCCGAGCGGTATCTCAATCCCGAAAACAGGCAGCTGAACGTTGGAACGGTAATCCGTACAACACAGGCTGAGAACCTGCTTACTGAGTTTTGTCCTCAAAGGTTCTGATCATGGGAGAGATAGGATTATTCAACCGGCGCATTGTGGTACTTACCTCTACCGGAGCCAAATCACGCATGGGAGCAAAAACCACTAACCTGGTACGCTCATATGAGATGATGGCAAAGAGAGAGATGATAGTCGATGCACCGGAGGGATTCTCCAATAGCAGGCTGAATGCTCCATATCGTTACAAATATAAGATGCACCGCTGCGATATCTCTGAAGCGGATTACATCGGTGACGATGCGGTAGTATATGAGATCCTGGGAGTTAATCCGGTTGATATGCTCTTCCTCGAGGCAATAGTACAAAAGTTAATGGATCTCGTAATTCCCGAGGCAGTGCCGGAAGGTAACCAGGGAAGTCAGGGATCACAAGGATCACAGTCATGAGCGCGAACTTCACGCTGAAAGGCACCGATAATCTTATAAAGATATTCCGTGAATATCCTGAGAGGGGGTATCGTAAGCCGGTCATGGCAGGTTTCAGAAAGGCAGCAGAGCCTGTAAGGAAGGCAATGATTTCAGCTGTACCATCTGTGATAGATCCTACGAAGAAGGCAATAAAGATAAAAGCAGCAAAGGGGGGTGCTCTGTTTCTTGCAGTTGGTGCATTTAGTAAACAGGGATTATATAGAAATAGGAGGGGGCAGATGTGGGACCCTTACCAGCTTCTCTACTGGTTCAATTATGGCACTCTCTCGAATCGTTTCTCCGGGCACAATTTTGTAAAAGCAAGGAAAACCGGTTCAGCTAAATGGAGAGGAGGGATCATGCCGGGTTTATTCATGGAGAATGCCTGGGAGCAGACCCAGGGAGAAGCACAAAAGATATTTGAAGATACAGCAGACAGGGAAGCCATAAAGTTTATGGAATCCGAAGCAGCTAAATTATTATGACAGGCGAAGCAATACAGGCAGCCATTGAGGTAATAATACCGAATACCTACTCTGTTGAGATGAATGAGGAGGGTAAAGTTCCTTATTGTCTGCATACCGAAAAGGAAACTCCTCAGAGGCTTAAAGAGGGATTGGTCGGATACAGTTATATCTGTGAGGTATTCATAGTTGATGCCACTCCCGACTCTGTTAAGGCCCTTTCTGCCTCAGTTGTCTCAGCTCTTGAAGCACTCGAAGATACAACCTATCCAGCCGATGAAGATCTCGAAGAAAACGAAACAGCAACCATAATTGACCAGGTGACTTATGAAGGCGATGAGCCGGGCTTTAATCCCGAGACAAGGAATTATGGCAACCTTTTAACATTTACGATTGAAACATTAAACCGTTAATATAATGTCAACAACCAGGATCAAAGGATACATGCTCACCCTGAAAATAGGGGGCAAGTATATCAAGGGTCTCGAAACAACAGGGCTGAAGGTGAAGCCCAACTTCGAGGAAACCCTGCTGAAGGAGAACGCCGGGAACCCTGTAAAGGAGTTCACTGATTATGATGGCGATCTGACCTTCGGAGGAAAGACTTACATACGCGATGGATCTGAAAGCGGAACAAATGAGGATTTTCAGACTCTTCGCCAGGCATCATCGCTCGGAGCTCAGGTAGCTTTCATTTACGGGAGATTTTCTACCAGTGCGAAGAGAGTGGCAGGTTACGGAAAGATCACTGATTTCGGAGAGGATTCAAACTCGAAGGATACAGGGAGCTTCTCCGGTACCGTAAAGGTTAAAAAAGGTTCAGTAACATTCCCAACTTCATAAGCTATGTTAGGAGAAAGAATAAAAGGTTATCGCCTGAATATTCAGGTAGGTGACAATATGATAAGAGGTCTCGAGACAGCTGGTCTGAAGATCAAACCCAACTTTGAAGAGACTATTCTGAAAGAGATGAACGGATCTGCAGAAGAGGAGCTTGTCGATTTCGATACTCAGATGACTTTCGGAGGAAAAACCTATCAGAAGGATGGCTCCGAATCCTGGGAGGATTTTGAAACGCTCCGGGAGCTCGCATTCGCTGGGACGAATATAGCCTTCACTTATGGCATCCTCGAGGAAGGTGAAGATGTTGTAACCGGCACCGGAGTGATAACCGATTTTGGTGAGGATGCCAACTCGAAAGATACCGGTTCTTTCTCTGGAACTATTGATGCAGATAAAGGATCTGTAGAGTTTGGTGCCTACACTCCACCAGTAGCATGAAAGCCGATTACCTTACACTAACCAACGGGAGAAAGGTCCGCATTGAGTGGAACTGGAATGCTGTAAAAAGCTGGACCAGATCTACAGGAAAAGTTCTGGCTGATCTCGCATCTCTTAAAGCTGGTCCTGATGATATGCTTTCTATAGCTTACCATTCAGCTATCGAGGGAGAGGAAGCAGATGGAAGAGAGCTCGGACTTACTGAGAAAGAGTTTGGCAGGCTGATAAATATGCAGGGCATAATTGAGTTCTCTAAAATACTTACAGAGCAGGCAACTACCGAGGAGCAAAAAAAAAGCAAAGCTCCACCGAAATCACCGAGGATCTTCTTCAGGAACAAAACATAGATCTCGCTGATTTATCAAAGTTCACCTATGCAGTAATGTATAGAAAGGCTCTCGGAGCAATGAATTATACGCCTGAGCGCTTCGGTCTGATGAGAGTGGGAGATTTCTTTGATGCCCTGGCAGGACATGATGAAGCTGAACTTGAAAGATTTAAATGCAGTGCAGAACTTATACGAACATCGACAACAATTCTCAGGAATGCCCATGTGATTAACGAGTCGGATCTGAAAACGGCAGAACAGTTATGGCATTTTCCCTGGGATAAAAAAGAAGAAGAGCAGGAAGATTCTGAGATGCTTACAGAAAAGAGAGAAGAAACTGAAACCGATTTACTCAGGATACTAAAAAGACAAACCGAAAATGGGCACAGTAATAAGCCAGCTGAAGGCGAAATTCGGAGTTGATACGTCAGATTTTAAGAAAGGTCTGAAAGAGGGCGAACAGTCTCTCAATGCTTTCAAAGGAGCTGGCAGCGATATCCTCGATCAGTTCGCTTCGATGTTCGGAGTTAATATGGGAGCCGTTAATGATGCCATTGGCACAGCAAATAAATCACTCAATTTTTTAGGGACGTCATTCAAGGCAGCAGCAAAAGGTGGAGATATAATGGCTATCTCCATGAAGGTGCTGAAATTTGCTCTCATATCTACAGGTATAGGAGCTATCGTTGTTGCCCTGGGATCTCTGATTGCCTACTTCAAAAAATCCGGTGAGGGATCTGATAAGTTTGCTAAGATAATGATGCAGCTCCGATCGGTTATTGACAATGTTATTGAGCGCCTGGCAATCTTTGGCAAAGGAATGTGGGAGATTGTGACAGGTAAGTTCAAACAAGGCTGGCAGGATATGACATCCGCATTCAAGGGAATGGGTACAGAGATCAAAGAGGACTGGAAGGCAGCCGGTCAGCTTGCCGATGCTCTCGATGCTCTCGAAGATAAGGAGATCGCAATGTTATCCGTTCAGGAGGAGAGAAAAACGAAAGCAGAGCAGTTGCGCACGCAAGCAAAGGAAGAGACAGAGGATATGAATAAAAAGCTGGCTCTGCTGAAGGAATCCAAAGCGCTTTATAAACTCTATTATGATGAAGCCATAGCTCTCGAAACTCAGAGACTTGCTCTCATGCAGCAGCAGCTTAACATGCAGACCAAAGATCCTACTGATGAACAGCGGAGATCTATCCAGGAGCAGATACTTAAAGTTCAGCAGTTAAAGACTGCACAACAGGAGCAGATGGGCAGCTATGCCAAGATGATTAATTCCACGAATAAAGCTGTTGACGACGCATTTAAGAAATTTAACTCTTACAGCCAGCTAAAGATCCCGCAGCTTCTCAATCAAAAGGTATATGATAATATCAATCAAAGTCTGAAAGGGCTTCATCATACTGCTATCAGTTTAGGCGAGGAGATATCTTCTCTTTACCTGGTAATGGGTCAGGTGAGTATAGATGCTACAAAAGCTATAAATGAAGGTCTGACTTCAATGGCTGAAGGCTTCGGTGAGTTTATCGGAAATCTTGCATCAGGACAGGCAAGCATGGGAGATTTTGGTAAACTGATCGGGACTGTTTTTGCAGATATGGCTATTAACGTCGGTAAGGTCGCAATCGGAGCCGGCATGGCAGTGCTTGGTATTAAAGAGGCTCTCATGTCGCTTAATCCATATGTTGCTATTGCAGCTGGTATCGCTCTTGTTGCGCTTGGTTATGCCATCAAAGGATCTCTTAAAAGCGCAGCATCGGGAGGAGGAAGCGCTTCGGGTGCTTCATCGAGCCCTGGCAGCTTTACATATGACACAACCACAACCAAAAAGGCAGCACCCATTGAGGTGCATATTACAGGAAAATTAACAGGCAAAGGATCTGACCTGGCAGCAATAATTGATTATGAATCCAATCGCAAAAGAATATTAACTTAATGGCATACGGTCTGAAATATGAGCTTTTATGTACTTCAAAGATTGTGAAGAATGCCTACTCTTTGCAGCTTCTGTTTGACGGATATTCTGATGCAGCCATTGATAGAAATATGCCAGCTTCTTCTCCGATTGTTTTACGGAAGGATGCAGCTGCTGTTATTCGTGGAACTTCTCTCGAGTTTAGCATAAGGGAGGAAGTCGATTTTGAACTCGATGAGTTCTATACCAATAACCCGAAGAAGATACAGGTAGTTTTAAATGATGCAAACTCCCAGCCCATTTGGTATGGCTTTGTGTTACCGCAGCAATACCAGGCTCCTTATATTCCTTCTCCGAATACTGTAAGATTCACGGCGACAGACGGTCTGGGACTCCTTAAGAATGAAGCCTTCGCTCTTACAGGCAGGGTAACTCAGCTTGCAATTCTCCTTTATTGTGTTAACAAGGTTGGTCTCGACATATCATATTCAATAGCAATTAATCTTTTTGAGGCAAATCACGATACAGATCTCTCTCCGCTGGATCAGACTTATGAAGATGCACAGATCTATGCTTTAAAAGGGATGAACTGATATGATGTTGTGGAAGCTATACTTGGTAAATATGATGCAGAGATAACCCAGACAAACGCTCAGTGGCATATTACAGCAAGCGACTGTAAGCAGAGCGAAAGAATGCTTTATACTTTTGAAGGTGTTTATGATGATACGCAGGCAGCTCCTGCTGTGCTTACTCTGGGTAAACGTGCAACTGGAGATGTGTATCCGGTTGGATCTCTATCGAGGACTCTCGAACCGGGAGCAAAAAAGGTAACTCTGTCACATGATTATGGCAGAAAAGGAAGCCTGCTCGATAACTATGACTTCAGCCAGTTTGATGGCTCTAATTTCACATCATGGGAAAAGGTAGGATCAGGATTTACCCTCTCCCAGAGGATATATGAAGGCAAACCATGTTGCTTTATTGCGGGTTTTGCCTCAATACAACCTCTCAGGATTGCCCAGCAGATTCCTATTGAAAATGTTCCTGACGAAGCCTTTGTATTTGAGCTTGACTTTGCTCCTATAGGCAACTCGCAATCAGCAGGAGGGTTCTTTCCTGTAAGTATGGCAGTAAGATTCACAGTCATCCTTGATGTGGGCAATACTTCATGGTACCTGACAAAAACAGGATGGTCAACTACTTCCGCATATATCGAGGAGATTGTTACAGCGGGCATGGTTTCTCCTGTATGGAACCATATAAAGATTATTACCGATGAGCTTCCCGGATCAGGGTATCTTGACGTCAGTTTATACAGGTATTATTTAGGTACTCCTGCTCGTCCGGGTGATACTTTTTCGGGTATATGGTACTCGCAGCCACTTGTATATTTCATGAATAACGGTCAGCTCTACCCTTCGGGTGTTAAGATGACTGCAACATTTGATAATAGCACAGAGCCCGGAGATCTCGGAGAGATTGATGTGATGATAGCAGATGCTCCGGATCTTCCGAATAAGTCTCTTCTCTATTTTAATATAACCAGGTTAGACGATGGATCACCAACTCTCAACTGGATCAGGCTTGGAGAATCTGTTCAGTATTCTCTTATTGCACAGCTAGCGAGACTACTTGCAAGCCGGAGCAGGGTAGCCAGGCAAAAACTATCAGGAACCATAAGAGGATCTAGTATAAATCCAAACAGTATTATCACTCATCCATATAACGGCAACCGTAATTTTGAGATAGCTGAGATGAGCTGGGACCTGTATGAAGAGAAATTCGATGTTACTCTTATAGAACTTTTAGACTGGAGCAGTGAAGCAATAACTTTTACAGTTGAGAATACAAATGCAGGCGGAGGATCTTCCACCACAGGAGGCACGATAATAGGAACTATCGGAGGCAATGATGCAGGGCAGGGAGCTTCAAGCCTTGCTTTTCAAACACCGGCCTTTGCTAACCCTCTGGATCTCGATGCAACTCTCTATAAAAACTTTAAGCCCGGAATAGCAACAGGTAACAGTGTTATAAATGTTTTGAACGCTTCAGATGGAGATGTGGGAATGATTGAGCTTATCATTGATGGCACAGGAGGCTATACTATCACTATGGGCAATATGTTCACAAAGCGCATAGGAAGTGCAGAGATTGATACCGCTGCCGGGGCTGATAACTTTATTGTTTGGCGAAAGATTCTCGATGATTATGTTTATGAAGTGTTAGGAGGTATAGATCTCTCATCTGAGGCGGTGCTTGCTCTCGATAGTATATCCGCAGGTCCGATAACTGCTAATTCATCAGGAGAGTTCGGGGTCGATTATACAATAGTAAACTCGGGAGCCGGAGCAGGTACCGGAGTTGTTGACTGGCAGATTACCCTGGATGGCGATGTGGTATCGAGCGGATCGTTCAGATCTACTATGGTTGATCCGGTTACTCCTCTTGAGGGTACGCTTACTCTTATAGCTCCCTCAGTAGTTGATGATTATGTTATATGGATGAAGATGAGAACCGATGATACATTTACATTCAATATAGCGTTGACCGTTCAATCTTCTGTAGAAATTACCAGCATTGATACAATACCTGATGTGGCTAATGGGCAAATATTTAGAGTTTTATATTATCTGAATAATATAGCCGAAGCTAGTCTTATGCGAACGATTAACTGGCGGGTACTCGATGTTGTGGGAGGTATGTTGACAAGTGGATCTATATATCAATTAATTGAACCCGGAGAACATTACACTGCTATAGATATTTTAATTCCATCAGTTGCACAAAGCGGGCTAATCCTCGAATTGAGTATCACGGGAGAATCCCTTGAGGCGGTCAGTTCTAATGAGTTTGCCGCTATTGCAGTAACGCTTAATCATATAGATACAATTGGTAATGTTTCGATTGGTGATTTTTTCACATATTATTATGAGGTGACTTCTGCTGCGGCCTGCCGTTTAGATTTTCAGGCTTTAGTAAGGACCAACACCCATGAGCAAATGCTGGTTGTGCAAGGGGGAATTATGTTATCTGCAGGAACAAATACTCTTTCTCAAAATATTGACATTCCTAATGAGAGCAGCTATATCATGACTGATGCTGACGTTCTGATGCGTAAATGGGGTGGCGCTAATCAAATAATATCGAATCATTTTAATATAACAGGATGAAATTAAGCATCATAACTCCTACTCATGATATAACCTTCCTGAAAGAACTGGAAGCGAGTATCCTCGTCCAGACTTACCAGGATTGGGAGTGGGTTATTTTGCTTAATCATGGAGCTGAATATTCAGCAACAGACGAGAGGATAAAGATTGAAGATTGTCCCTTTGAAAGTGATTCAGTAGGACTTCTTAAAAGGATTGCATGTATGCAGACCACAGGAGATATCATCATCGAGGTTGATCATGATGATATGCTTACTCCTGACTGCCTGGAGAAAGTCGCAAATGCATTTGAAGATCCTTTGGTAGGTTTTGTTTATTCAATTAATGCTAAACTGAGCAAAGATTTCAGACCATACGGAGCTGAGTATGGATGGAGTTATGGCTTCTACAAATGGAAAGGGCAGAAGCTCTATGCAATGGATAATCAGCCACTTTATCCTGGCAGGCTCGGTTATATATGGTTCGCTCCTGATCATATAAGGGCATGGAGAAAGTCAGTCTACGACGAGATCGGAGGGCATAATGATTCTCTTTCTGTCTGTGACGATTTGGATCTGATGCACAGGCTTTATCTGAAAACAAAGTTCAAAGAGATCCCGGAGGTACTTTATATCTACCGGATCACGAAGAACAATACTTTCTTATGCAAGAATGAACTGATACAGCAGACGACACAGAAGCTCTATAATAAGAACATTCTCGCCCTGGCTGAAAGGTATGCAGATCTAAACAGTCTGAAATGCGTAAAACAGGAAGAGATCCAGCCCGGTTTTCTTACGAAGTATTCTGACAATTCTATAGGGCTCATTGTTGCCACAGATCAGCTAAATATGATAGAGGATCAGAGAGCTCTTATGACAGAGATCCATCGTGTTTTAGCTCCCGGAGGAATGCTGATCAGTTCAACTCCTTCAACGGATGGTCCGGGAGCCTTCGCAGATCCGAGAGTTAAATCATATTGGAATGAGCATTCTTTCAAATACTGGACCCAGGAGAAGTATGCCAGGCAGATAAATAATAAAAGGCTCTTCAGGGTATGCAGACTCTGCACAAAACCTATTGATGAGATACCACATGTAATTGCACATCTTGAAAAAATATAACCATTAAAACTTAAACAAAATGGCAACAAGAAAAAGTCATTCAGACCTACTCGGAATATTAGCAGGAGAAGGTGGGGATTATTATATCGGCAACCAGGCAGCTGTAACCGATAAATTATTCACTCATATAATTTTTGGACCTGATGGTGGAACTTTGGTAGGTGTACAGATAGGTAATCAATCTGTGAAGACAGAAAGAAACTATCCTGCAACAATACCAGGTGGATATATAATGTGTGCTGGTACAGGTAAAGCATTCAATTATATTTCATTATCTGCTGGTAATGCATCGGGTTTGATTGATGATGAAACCATATTTTAAGGAGAATGATATTCATGTCTGACTAACCTTTCGTTAATTTTTAACTCGAAATACAATGATGATATCACCTTTAAGTCGATTGAATGTATTAGGCAGGAGAGGCGGGAGTGCAGGGCCAAGTTACGTTAGTAACTCTGGTAATGATGTAACTGGTAATGGTTTATTATTAACTCCCTATGCTACTCTTGCAAAAGCGAGTACTGAATTAAAGAATGGGCAGACTCTTTACCTTGCCAAAGGATCAACATTCATAAACGATAAACTTGATCTTTCGGGAAAATCAAATATCACTATTGATTCTTATGGCAGTGGTGCTGCTCCGATTCTCACGGGATTGAAATCAGTTTCAGGATTCACAAATGAAGCTGGTAATATTTGGAGCAAGCAGGATAATAACTTTCCTGCTGAGATAACGAATGCTTTTACAGGAGCAACTAAATTAACGCTTGCGAGATCAGCAGAAAAAACAGCAACAGGGGGGAATACTACAACTCTTGTAGACAGCGCATTGACTGAGGCTGATAATTATTGGCTTGATGCTGAGATGTATTGGAGTTACGGGCCGCATTTAAAAAGTATTGTAAGGGTAACGGCATATGCCAGTAAGTCATTTACGATACCCGAAACTGATGTTAGTATTCCCGGAGCACCAGTTTCTTGTCCACCATTCCCAGTATCATCAGGCGTAAAGTATTACATTCAGAATCACAGGGGGGTGCTTACAACTCAAAATCAATATGCTTATAAACAGTCCACTAAAACGCTTTATATATATTCAACGACCGAACCCGTTAACATTACTGTTGCATACGGCACTGATTGTATTTATGGGGATGGAGTGAATAATTGTACGATTCAGAATATAGCAATCAATAGTTCTTCTCGATTTGCAGTATACTTTACAAATAGTACGGCATTAAATTTAAATAATATTTCTACTCTTTATAGTGGGTATAGTTCGATAGCACTTCAATATTGTTCTGATATTTATATTGATGGATGCACTTTATCAGATCAGAACAGCAATGGTATTGTGGCCATATGGTGTACTGATTTAAGTATTGGAACCTTACAACAAAACGTAATTAGTAAGTGTGGGTATTTAGCTGGTTGTGAAAGGTATATACCGAATTTAAGTGTTGCACAATCTTCCTATGGGATAAGAACGTCATGTTGTGTTAATGATTTAATTCTCTATAACGACATTTATGATATTGGGAATATGGGTATTTGCCTTGTATTACCCACTGATGCACTGGTTCAGTATAATTATGTTCATAATGTATTTATTCACTGGGGTGACGGTTCTGCTATCTATGCCTCCTATGCAATTAATACAAAATTTTTGAACAATATAGCAATAACTGCTGCCGTTTACGGTATTCTTAATAGTGGTTATCACCTTGATATCGATTGTGTTGGATGCGAAATTGCATATAACTTCGCTAAAGGTTTTTGGTCAAGTCTTGTAATTGAAAGGAATAATGATAATTACGTGCATGATAATATGTGCATCTCTACTACTTCGCTCGAAGGGTTTAGTTACTATGTCCTTTACCCCGAAGATATAAACAATGTAATAAGTGATAATATATATGTAAATGAAAAGCCAGACACTATATGTGTTAATGTGAGGGATGGCGGGACTCCTGTCAATACAGTAACAGGCAATAAATATTATTATCCATTTGGCAAAGCAGGGACAGGAAGTAATAACTCAATGTTCATGATTAATGGGGTGTGGAAAACTTTAATAGAATGGATAGCTGACGAATCAAGAGTTACATGGGGTAGGACTGCATTAAATGAATTGGAAATTTCACCTGCACTACATACGCTGCCAAATACAGATAAAATAATTTATTTAACCAATCCATCAAAAGTAAATCGCACAGTACAGTCAGCAGAATTAACTTATTCTGATTATGTTAACCTTGACAGTTCAGTGCAGACCTATCCGTTTACCATTGCTCCTTATGGCAGCAAGGTATTGGTTCGCCCTGACCCGACAGCAAGTGCATTGATTGCGAGGATGACGGTAGCGGGAGAAACGCCAACAGTGGCAAGACAGGCCTTAATTAATAGTACAATAGGACTTGCAAGGCAGAAACCATTTTGGGCTAAATTAGATGCACTATGGGTAACAGCATCACATGGATCGGGAGCAGATGGGAAATCAGCTAAGATGAATTGGATTGCGGATGCCTATAATTTAATTGATGTTGTTGCTCCAACATTCACCGAAGATCGTGGATATAAAGGCAACGCTAGCACAATGGCATTAAATACTCAGTTGGTGCTTACCACAGCGGGATTAAAATACTCATTAAATTCAGCAACAGTCCTTGCATATTCAAGAACTGACCAGCAACTAGCGTGTGCATTAATGGGGGCGTATGGTGCAAATACATCAGACGTTTCACTCCAAGCACGATCAGCAACGGATACAATAGGCCCAAGAGTTAATACAGGGACCAGTCCAACGACACAAACATTAACAAATTCTTCTGGATTACTTGTACAGACAAGAACCTCAAGTTCTAATGTAAATTATTACAGACCGGGGACCAAATTGACATTTTCAAGTAATAGTGTGGTTCTTCCCAATACATATCCGTTAAACGTTTTTAGGAGAAGTGGCGCTTCGCCTGTTGCTTATTCCTCACATGAAATATCAATACTTGGTGTCGGTTCATCATTCACCGATCAGGATGTGGCTGATTTCAATACTGTATTTGTAGATGGTTATTTAGCAAGTATAGGAGCAAAAATATGATACTACTCGCAGCAATATGAATAACAGTTTTTCCATATGGTTTAAATTAATTCCTGAAGGATGGAAGTTCTTTGGTGCAATAGTAGGGTTTGGCACTATTATATGGGTTACAGCTATAACAGTTGACCATTGGCAGGATAAAGGTTCCCCTCAGATTTTACATACTGCAAGAGTTAATGTTTATTTAAGATGATGGAAAAGCAAATATCAGCACTTGAAAAGTATCTCACAATAGCAGGAAAGGTTATTGCTGGTATTGCTGCACTTTACGGAGGGTATAAGTTCATTTACGGATTAGGTGCTGATAATGCAAATAAAGCGAATAATACCGCAAAGGTTGAAACAACGGTTAATGAACTTAAATTATCTGTTGATCTATTGAACGTCAATATGTTGGAATATGGTAAAATACAATTAGAATCTACTGTTAAACTGGATGCTTATTCATTAAAACAGGATCAATTGACAAACTCAGTGAAGTCATTGGCTTTGAAAGTTACTGATTCACCTTTGGAATTTTCAAGGATAATGGACGGTAAGACATTTGAAGTTGTGCAGGAACCAACAAAGTCAATGGAATTTCCTGAGGTTAAAATGAAGATAACACCGATAAAGAAATGAGTTTAGCATTAGCAACATGGTTTAAATGGATATTTTGCATATTAATTGCTGGCGTAGTTATATATATAATTTGGGATTCATGGTTTAAAAAGAAAGTCAATGGCAAACGGTAAAAAAGTTATTGAAGAAGAAAAGTTACCAGAACCTTCATTTCTAATACAGGCAACTGCATTTGTTGATCAGAAATTCAAAGATGCTGAATCCATAAAGGATCCACAATATGGTCCAGGATTACGAGCATTTGACCATAAAGTATTTATTGGAGTTATGGATCTTCAAATGGATCATGTTCATAATACACTTGTAGAAGGATTTAGTAAGAAAGTTGCAGAACACTATGATCCTATTATGGATCTTCTTAAAAATTTAGATGAAGGACAGAAATTAATTGCAAATGATATAAAAAATATTAAAGAAAGACTAACTATTACAGAAGGAAAATTAAGTATTGAAGAACAACGTATTGAGAAAATTGAGCAAAGACTTACTGAAAAAAAAAGAAGAATTGAAAAAATGGAAATAGAATTATCAATGATTCAACCATCCAGTATTAAAGAATATGTTGAAGAAATGCGTAAGATGCAACCTATCCTTGAATGGTTTAGAAAAGCATTTGTATGGTGGAAGATAATTTTATATGTTTTTGGAATAACTTTATTATGGTTTCTTGTACATTATTATCTATTAATATAACGGCAAACTGCTTTGATTGCAAGCATAATCTCTCTTGCACAAAATCGTTTCTTGATGAAAAGGGGAAACCATTAAGACCTGATGAGTGCGAAGAAAAAAAGAAAAAAGACGAAGAGGAAAAATGATTGATAAAAAAAAACTGACACTGCAATTAATCCAGGAAGAGGATATTAAACTACTTCCATATAATGATGTTTATGGTAATCTGACTATTGGTATTGGCCGCAATCTGACTGAGGTAGGAATAACTGAAGATGAAGCATATTATTTGTGCAATAATGATATTGATTCTCATTATAAAGACTTACAGAAACGGCTGCCATATTTTAATTCATTGCCTGAGAATGTTCAATATGTATTAACTGATATGTGCTTTAACCTGGGAATTGGCAATCTGTTAACCTTTCATAAAACTCTGAACCTTATAAAGGCCGGGGAATATAAATTAGCAGCAGACGAAATGCTGAAATCACTTTGGAGCAAGCAAGTAGGCCAGCGAGCAATTAATTTGTCAAATATGTTGAAATCAACTAATATTTAAAATTATGGACATCTCAATCGGTTATGTAATTATTGTAGTGCTTTTATTTGCACTTATGTTTTGGTTGGTAAGAGCTAAAGTTACTAATCCAAATACAAAAGAAATTCTTCAGGTGGTAATAGTTATTATCGCAATTCTTTTAATCCTTAATGTTTTAGGGATTATTGGACATCCTTTAAGACTTCATATCAACAACCCATGAATTTCTATGTAGCTCTTTTATTCGGAATTGCGGTATATATTTTACTCCAATTGAATGGAGTATTTACGCTACCGGAGTTTAAATGGGGATTCTTTTTCAAAACAAACATTATTCCCACTGCTTTGAACCTGGTCCTGGGTTGTGCTTTGATTTTCATGCGAGCGGACTTGACGGGATTTTACCCGATTACATTCTTTTCATCATTTATGTTAGGTGTTTCCGGACAGGCAATACTTAAAAAACTGACTACGATGTTCGACAAAAATGTGGATACTGCTTTTGGATTAAAAAAGGAACCATGAGAAATATAGTCTTATTTATCATTTTAATGCTGTTTGCAGGGTGCGCTACGCAAAAGCGGTGTTACCAACTGTATCCTCCTCAAATCATAAGTGATAGCATTTATATTGAGAAACTAAAGGAAATGCCGGTATATCTCCCCGGCGACACTGTTAATTTAATTGTACCTATCAAATGTCCTGATCAGGATGTGGCAGTTATGGAAAACTCAAAACTAAAACAGGTAATCCGGATTCTGAACGGCAAATTATCAAGCATAACAGAAATAAAAAGCGATACGGTCAAGGTATTCGTGAAGGATATTAATCAGAAGGTAAAAGAGGTTATCATACCGCCGCCAGTGAAATACATTCCCCGGATTTACTTAATTGCTTTTTGGATGGACATAGGCCTATTGCTTGCGGTCGCATTATTCATTGCATGGAAGATATTTAAGCCAAAAATAGGTATATAGGCGGTAAGATAGCGAAATTCCGGTAGGGGAGAAGTTGTTTAGGCAAGTAAATAAGATGGTTTCTATTTTTATTCAGCTTTACTCAGCTCCTGAATGTTTATGAGTAGATTATAATTATTAAACTCTCTGCTTGGTTGGGTTATTTCTTCTACACTTGCTTCCCATTTTTTACCGTTCATTAGGTCAATAAAGATCCTGTCATTCCAATCTTGATTCGGCAGCCATCCGAGCATTTTTCCAGTTTTCATGCAGACTTTTGTGGCTGTCTTGTCATATTTATTCTCAGGATCTGGAACTAATAACACCTCTGTTCCACGTTTTAGTTTCTTTTCATTCATTAATATTGTTTCCTCACAACCATTATGTCTGACTCCTGAAAGAGTGGTTTGGAAGGAATCATTGATCCGTATATTATAAGATGGATCAAAATTTTTATTCCATTTTCTGTAAAATTCCTTCCCTTTTTGTCTTGTAATTATTGACATGATGATATAAATAACGATCATGCCAGCTATAATGATAAGAAATGTTTTCATAATTTGACTTATTGCATCGTACATGATGCATTTTTAGTTGTATTTCCGCTTGTAGATCCTCGCTCAAAGGCTTTGATTTCAGATAGGCTTTTATCGCATATTGTTTCATGCCCTGATGTGGTAGAAGTAGCTCCGGGTGAATATGTTGTTCTGGATACATAGCAGTCCCAACAGAACTTTGCATCTTTTTCGCAGGAGAATAATGCAATTAGTATAAGGGCAAATAATATTTTTTTCATGAGAAGATTATTTCATTAAGTATTCTTTATTGCCAAATATCGAGTCGGCAATTTTTGACATTTCATTCCAGGCTTCTAGGATCGGACTGCCTTTCATACCACTATATTGGATATCATACCATTCTGAGGGCGAATTAATTGCCGTACTATATTGACCTCTCATGGTTATTTTCCGATCAGCGATAAGGAAGGTAAATTTTACAGTTCCTCGCTTATAAGATTTCCCTGTAGTTGTTATGGTACCCATACCAGGATCTGAGCTTAATATTCCATAACCATTCTCAAAAAGAAGGGTATTTATTTGTTTTAAATATTCAGTTTGAGTAGCAGATCCGGCAATCAGGATCGTATTTGCTTTCTTCGGAATCTGCGCTCCAGCGAGCATTGATATCAGGATTAAAGAAGTAAGAAAAGCGGTTTTCATTGCAGTAATTTTAAATAATAACATAAAAATAAATTATTCCGGTGACATTAAAATGCTGAAAACCATAAAATAATATTTAGAATGTGTATAAATTACGGATAAGGGATATTTTTTAAGATTTTTGATGAAATTTATTCAAAAAGAAAGTTATAGATTTGCGAAGGCTTGTTTTCCTATAATTAATAGTTAGTAAAACATCAAGAGTCAATAAAACAAAATATTGACTTGGTAAGGAACAAGCCTAAAAGGGTATTTGTTCCTTTTTTATTTAACAAAATTTAACACCGAGAAGTAGAATTTATTATAAATAATTGAATTGAAAAGGGGTAAATTTTATGAAGTCAATGTCAGAAATCTACCACAATGAATAAGATAGTCTTAAATAAGCCTATGTTGCTGAATAAGTGTTATATCGTTTATTTAGACAACGAGAACAAGTTTTCATTTACGAGTAAACGTGAAGCTAACTATTTCATAAATGAATTTTATAGATTATATTATTTGGCTGACAAGGATTTTGAGTTTAAATACAATATATCTAATTCGATAGATTTCATCAATAACAGACTCATATGGGTCAGCTCACATGAGGGATCTCAAAATCACGACACAATTCTTTTCCATAGTATCATCAACTGTATTGATGAACTATTGACTGCATTCAGTCTGATGCAAAAGAAAGCTGTTTCACGAAATGATGCTATCACCCGGAGAAGGTGCTGTTTAAGATCTAATGTCATCGGCATCTACAAAGATAATATTTTAAGAATTGGTATTAAACCCAAAGAAGTTCAATTACAAATCAGAAAAGCGAGATAAGATGAAAAAAGATAAAAAACCGGCAGGAATAGGCAAGCAGTGGAAAGATGGGGGCTTTGAAAAAGCATATCGTTCTCTACCATACAAGATGATAAAGGATGCCAGGAAGGAGATATGCCGGATCTGTTATTGGCGAGATAACAGGTTTATGCATATGCTCAGGGGTAGATTTCCTTTCCGTATTTATGAGATTGAACAGATTGAAAAATTCTTTGAATCACATAATTTTAATGCCTGGACAGGCGAAAATCTAAACTAAACTATTATGCCAAACCAAAGAGAACATTTAGAAATAGCCTTTAAAAATCTCTATTCTGAGATAACCAGGCTACGCCGTAACAATCTACGGATGAGATTGTACATGGAAATACTTGCTTCAACTCCCAGATGTAAAACTGCTGAAAAGATCAGGGATACCTATGGGGAAGAAATTTTCAGTGAATCACTTATACATCTAAACTAATTTGTATGCCAACTATTGACAAAAAAGCTATTTCAGAAGCCCTCCGGGAGGCTATGAATAAAGAAGATCTGCACACCAGGCAGGCGGCATCATTCCTGAATCTTAATCCGTGCTATGTAAGCAGGGTGCTAAACCCAAAGCATTGGGATTCCATGAGTAAAACTGCCCGGGAAAGATTGCAGGAATGGTTTGAATCCAGAGAACCGATTAAAGACTTCAAGATTCCTGAAGGTGAAGAGATATGGAAGCCAAAGGAGAAGGCACCTTCAGCAGTAGAAATTACTCTTAAAAAATCTGATTCAGGAATAGTATCAATAGCTGATGTTAAGAAATCGAAGAGGAAAGAGAAACCTATTTATGGAGGCATCGCAGCTAATTTAGATAAAATGATTACCGGCAACCAGAGAACAGAAAAAGCCTTAACTGTAAAAATTAATGCTTCTCCAGCTCCGAATATTGAATCAATGAAAAAGGAAGTCGAGTATGAGCTCAAAGAAACCGAACCTTACCACATTCCGATTATCCTCGACCTGAAGATCAATATCGAAGTTCAGCTTTTTGGCAAAACTCTTAATATTCCACTTTCATGACAGCCAAACAGCTCGATATATTCTACAATACCACTCATATGACTCCAGAGGAGTTAAAGAGGCGCAAGGAGATAGCAGGGAAGCAGGGAAAGCAGATATTCAGTTTCTTCAGTGATAATCCTGAAGGCTATTTTACTCCTTTTGAGGTACAGATCTATGCCAACATGCAGGGAGCTCCCATAACATCTATCAGAAGAGCCATGCATACTCTCACCAATGCAGGATACCTGGTTAAGACGGACCGGATGAAAGAGGGTGAGTTAGGAGCTTCAAATCACTCTTGGAAACTCCTGAGATGATGGGAACAGGAAAATCAGTTGAGTACTTTCCACATGACTGCAATGCAAAGGATGATCCGAAGATCATGCTTATGATGGCGCAAATGGGACTTGAATCATATGGCATATACTGGGTGCTTATTGAATATCTCAGAGATCAGCCTGGCTATAAGTCTCCAATTTGTTTACTCGATCCACTCTCCAGGAGATATGGATCATCAAAGGAAAAATTTGAGGCTGTTGTAACAAAGTTTGACCTTTTTGAAATTGATGATCAGTATTTCATCTCTCCAAGTCTTATAAGGCGCATGGAACCAATGGAGAAGAAGCGGGAGCAACAAAAATTAAATATTGCAAAAAGGTGGAATAAACATACCAATGAACTACCACGGTATAACGATGGTATTACCGATGTAATACAAAGTAGAGTAAAGGAGAGTAAAGAAGAGAAGAGTAAAGTAAAGAAAAATAGAGTAAAGGAGAAAGAAGAAGTGAGCATTGACATGCTCATAATTCCCTCCTCTGATTTTCTTCCTGTTTGGAATAAATGGATTGATTTTAAGAATAAGATCAAAAAGCCGTACAAAACTCAGGAAGGTATGCAGGAGCAGTTTAATCATCTTCTCCATTTGAGTAATAATACTCCTGAGATGGCTATGGCAATAGTCAATCAGAGTATAGGTAGGGAATGGGAAGGATTGTTTCCTCTTAAAAAATCTGAATCATTTAACCAAGTACCTGGTGAAGATCCCATTCAGAAAGATATCAGGCTTACCCGCGAAGCCAGAGCTGCACGACTTGCTGCCGAATCTGCATTAAAAAATCAAACTAATGGAAATTAGAAGTCAGTATTACTGTGAGTATATTAATACGAAAGTAGGAGAGATACCATCAACTCCTCTCACTGAGCTTATTGACGAGCTTGCTTCTAACGCAAAGTTTTATATGAGTTCCGATGCTGACAGTATGACAACTGAAAAGATCAATTCTGCATCTGTAGATCTCTTAAAAAATCGGTTCAGATTCATTCCTCTCTACCTTATAGCCGAAGCATACACACGCGGATCGCTCGGAGAACTTGGAGGAACTACCCGGTTTACTGTTAGAAATGTCTATACCTGGCTTAGTAATATCGAGGAGAAGAATCAGAGGCTTTACCAGGAGACACAATCAAAGATAGATGATCAGAAGAGGGCTGATAATGAAAGGCACTTCAGGCAAGGTCAGAATAGAAGCTCTCTTTTTGCAGCTGCTTTTTATTGGAAGGTGAGCAATTGTCCTATGCCT